TAATCTGTATTAAGATTATCACCTACAAATCCACCATTAACGACTTCAGTTAATTGAATAAAATTTTCATCACCAAGATCATCAGCATCTCTTCTTGCCAAAGTAGCAGTAATTCTTAACCTATCAGCACCAGGTGCTGTAAAATTATTAAATCCTTGGGCATTATCTGCTAAAGATGGATCAATATCTGCAGATATTATTTCTTCTCTTATTTGAAATCCAATTTTATGACTTGAGGTATTGCTATACTGATCTAATATTAAAACTTCATCTTTAACATCTACAAAATGTCCTCTTAAGAAGTAAACTCCTTGAGCCATTATATATGCCATACCTGTAACAGCAGCATCTTGTGCTATGGTGCTTGCAAATCCCTCACCAGCTGCTATGAAAGTAGTAGAAAAACTTATATCTTCAACTGTCTGTAAAACTTCATTATCTAGAAATTCATTAGATTCATTATCTTCAGAAAATCCAGAATTTCTATATGTAATGTATAAAGTAAAATTACCTCTTTCTGACTCTTCATCTGTAATATAAGTTACTACTTGAGCAGTTACACCTGATGATGCACCTTTAATCTTTTTTCCTACTAACTGATCTAGATATAAACTTACAGGAATTCCTAAAAACTCAGGATCTATTTGTACACCTAAAAACTCATTTTCAAATGTAGTACTACCAGGTATTACTTTAGCACCTTCTTTAAAGAAGTGATTACCCATATTTTCAATCTGATCCTGAAGGATAGATTGCATGGTTGTAAGTTCTCTTGCTTGAACAGGAAAACCAGGTTTATATAACACCTTATAGTAATTACTATCAGGCGTAAAATCATCAAAGTAGGGAGCTACATTTAAATTGGTTTCCTTAGGCATGATTTTTTAGAATTGCAAGATTATTTTTAAATCCTCTTTTTGAGAACTAGATCTGGTAATAGAAGGTCTATTATCCACATATACCACTTCACCAGAATATTTTTTAATCTCTGGTTGAGCAACACCACTAACAAAGTTTTGACCCAAATAATAAGTCCTATTATTTATCACTGTTGAGACACCTTGGAATCCAGTGTCAATTCCAACAGCTACACTACCACCATTGATGGTATAACTTCCACCTGTCGCAGTGCCAGGTGCCTCTATGAGGTGTGAAAATCTATTTACCCTAAAACCATATATTGGGTTAGGTTCAGCAAGTCCAGTGGATGTAAATCCAGCAGTTGTTCTATCTTGCCAATACTTTAATACACCTGTATTTTGATCATATGATATCACTCTACCAACAGCAGTAGATCCAATACCTACTGTTTGAGTAATGAAAGAATCAGGAGTAAAGACTGCTGAACTATATCCAGCACCTGCTAATCTTAAAGCATATACAGCACTTGCTTTTTCAGATATTAACAACTCATCAGATCCTTGAGCTTGAGGGTTCTTTAAAATACCAACTCTAGCAAATTGATTTCCTGTAATAAAGTCTGGGTTTTCTGAATCATTTTCAAAACGAGCATATGCTAATGCATTTAATGCACCTAATTCCAAATAGACATCTTTTCCATGTCCACCTGGTGGAGGTATAATCACATTAAATGTAGGTGTTGTAGTTCCTGTAGGAACTCCACCTGCTACTAAATCAACACTACCAAAAGTATATCCAGATCCACCATCTGAAACTGTTACTGTTTCTACTTTTGAATCATTATTAACTACAATGGTTGCTTTACCACCTTGACCATCTCCCATGATAGGAACATTTGTATATGTGATATTAGCAGTTCCAAGACCAACCCCTCTATTTGTAATAGTACAAATTTTAAGTTGACCACTAGCATCTGCATTTTCTCTTATAGGAGTATATGTTGCATTAGTGAACCAATCATCAGGAACAGGAATATAATCAGTTGAATCAAATTTTATAGCATCACTTGGTCTGATTGTATAAAGATACTTCCAAATATATCCATCACCACTACTACCAGCAGCTCTTGGTTCTAGATCTGTGAATGTTGGTTCATCTAATGAAGGACCACCTTGATTATTATTTTCAGGATTAGCATTATTAAACAGACAAATATAAACTCTATAATCTGAGTTGATTATATAATAGTTTGCAGAATAGATATCAAAAGCACCAGATGGTTGAGATGCATTATCTCTTGTAATATCATTTCTCCACATATCATATGTCACACCAGACTGCCATCTTAACTTTCTAACCACCTGACTGATATCAGCAGAGTTAATTCTCTTAACTGCTAACATAGTATCATAATAGTCATCAGATTGACTAAAAGCATCTTTTGGTGCAGGAGGATCTGAATCCCAAGTGGATGAATAATTTCCAGCATTAGGCAGACCAATAAATGCATAGTAAGAGTTTGCACTGGATTGCACACCAGCAACAAAGTTACTTGCATTCACTATTCTCAGTTGATCAGTTATTATCGCTGCCATTTTTTAAAGTTTTCTTTTTATTTATAGGGTTTAGATTGAAGGATAGATGACTATTGTTCCAGCCATAGCAGAATGGTTCTGACAAACATAATATAAAGTGTTTGGAGCACTGAATGGAATTGCAAATTTAATTCTTCCAACTGCTGCTCCAGCATTTGTAACTCCTGTAGTATAAAGGTTACTTGCATTATAAGCACCAGAACTTGTCTGTATATGGAATGGATGACCACTTGCATTTAAATCAAACTCATAAGACTGTCCTCTTGCAAGATAGATTGTTGGATCATTTGATGAACTCAATCCACCAGGTCCTGTAAATGCGTAGTGATCAGCATTATTATTAACTACTGCCCATCTAGATGTCACCGCATCTGATAAATCACCAACAAATGATTTAGCAGTTACAATACCAGTTACATGACCAGCATCAATATTGTTCTGATCAATGGTAACACCAGAACCAACTATGACCTTACCAGTTACTCCAGTGCTATCTTTGCTGAGTAATTCTAACCAGTTTCCACCATGTGCATAATACAATAGACCTGTATCATGTCCATGAGCAACAGCACCATGATATGTAGATGCTGATGGGAAATCACTTACTTGGGCATAATAGAATGGAATTACATTATTTGTTTGAATACCAACTATCTGATGATTTATATCAGCAATAGCACCATTTACAACTAATCCATTATGAACAGTTGCTGATCCACTCACATCTATATTTGCATTAACATCAGCATTACCACCAAAGGTTGATACTCCAGTTACATTAATTTGATTTACTGTGAGACCACCAGTGATATTACCACCACTGTTAACATCTATAGCACCAGCAAATGTAGAAATACCAGATGAGTATTCCCCAACAACTAGAGTATTAGTTCTGATATCAGCTGTGTCACCAGTACCAGTATTAATTGTAATTGTTTTTGTGGCTCCAGATCCAGATGCAACTACACTAGATCCTACAAAGTTAAGTGTGGTAGCAGTTGTTGATAATGCAGAACCTTCATCTTGAACTGTAACACCACCACCTCCTGAAACACCAGTTAAGTTTGATCCATCACCATGGAATTCTTTAGCAGTGATAATACCAACATAAGATCCAGCATCAATATTACTTTGATCAATAGTTACACCAGCACCAATTAATCCTTTAGTTGCAGTAAGAACTGTAAATGATGGACTACCAGTTACAGCAGAAGCATCTCCATGTAAGAAGTTTGTATAAACATCAGTTGCTTGAAGTGAAGTTGCACCAGTAACAATACCAAGAGTTGAAATACCTGGTACAGCAAGACCAGTGGTAACACCAATTATATTCAGACCTTTTGTATGTGCACCTACAAATAATGTATTTACAGTAGCAAGACCTACTACATTTAAATCATCAAAGTCATTTGGAGGATCAGATATAGCATTTTCTATTGTTAATTTGGTTGTGGCATCTAATGTTGCTATATTTTTTAACTGTCTGGCACTACTAATTACTTCATTAGCACCTACTGAGTATGATGTTCCTGTTACTATTCCAGATACAAAAGCACCTGCTGCATTGAATATGTGAGCACCTAAAGTTGCAACACCTACTACAATACTAGGTGTTCCTAGTAATCCATATGCTAAGTCTGCTCTAGTGGCAGATGATGCAGTTCCAGTAACATTACCAGTTAGAGCACCTATAAAGCTAGTTGCAGTTATGACACCAGCTTGACCTGCATCAATTCCTTTTGAGTGTATGGTGATTGCTGTTCCAACTACAGCAGTGGTTAATATACCACTATTACCTCTTACTAAGTTTGAATTTATTGTAGTGATGTTTGCACTAGTTATAGAACCAAATCCAATAGTAGCAGTGTCAGTTATAGTGAGAGCAGTGGCAGCAATACAAGTGTGATCTATGAATACAGTGTTTAAACCAACAAAATGATCAGTTTCAGTTACATTTTGAATTGCTAAAGTCCTAGCAGTTACACCAGCTGAGACATTAATACCATCTGCAGAGGTTGTAACTATACCAGCTACCTTAATAGTTTCATTTGATATTATATTACTTGCAGTCATTACACCTGCTACAGTGTATCCAGCATCAGAGAATGTATTGATACCTGCTAACTTTGTAGTTCCTGTTATTGTTCCTACGCCAGTTACTTGGAAGTTGTTTGCATTTATATTGGCAGTGTTTGCTAATCCAGTTATAACAGGTGCACCAAAAGTGGTGCTTATGCTTAGAGGTCCTGATACTGTAATAGAACTAACAATTCCTACAAATAAATTTGTTCCATCTCCTATTTTAGTATAAACTTCATCAAAATTTGAATTAACCTTAACGGCACCATCTAAAAGGCTGTCACCTGTTCCATCATTGGGCGTGGTTCCTGTACTAATTCCTAATTTAGCCATTATTAATTTAAAGGTTTTCCGTAAATGTATTTATTATGTCGCATAGTCCCTAAATTCTAGAGGTTTAGATCTAGAGATTATGGTAGATGTTGTTAATCCTATAGCACCATTTCTAGTGTAAGCATCAAAGTTGTTGGATTGATCT